CTTCAGTTTCATAAGAACTATTTTGTATTTGAATTTCATTATTTGTCTTTGTTGATTTTGCTTTATCCTTTTTTGTTTTTTTGACAGATTTATTCAACAATCTATTCAAATATTCTATAGTTGATTTACCATTTACATATTGATTTAAAGTTTTGTTTATAATTTTTTTGATATTAAATTCTATAATATTCATATTATTTTGTATTTCAACAGATTTCAAAGATTGTGTAAACAAATAAGCATGTTTCCACGCGAAATCTGAAACATTTACAAGACATCTGTGAATAAAATCTTCCAATGAAGGTATCATGGTGTTCATATGATTTATCTTTTTATGATATTCGAAAAACTTAATTTTTAAACATGTCTTAATATAAATGTTCAATAAATGAGATATATCATATGAAATATTTTTTGTAATTTCTTTTGTTTCTTGTTCGATTATATAATTATTCCATTTTGAAATTTCCTGCAATTCTTGTTGAAATTTTTTAAGACCTTGTTTTTGGTTTGCTGTATATATTTTATAAATTCTTTCAGATATAGGAACTGATAATATATCTTGTAGTAATTCACCTATATCTTTTTTTGTATCAACGAGACTCTGAAGCATTTGATCCTTACTGAGATATAAAAGAATGCAATGCTTTATATATTGCGCAATTTTCCACGAACATTAGAATTGGTATATTTTATAATATTTTTAAACGTATCTGATACTATGTGGTCTGTTTTTGTTAATATTTTAACCCCTTTTGTTTGTATCATAATGACACATGGTCCTTTAAAATGAAATCCATGTTCTAACTTAGAATACTTCGTGTTATCGTGACACGCAACAAAGTTATTTTTACTTACAGTTAATTCTTCGTCTGATTTTATTGAAATGTCGTCATAATTGCCACAACATGATAACCAAATATATCCAAAATCTCCATTTTGACAATAAGCAACATAACAATCAGATTGATTAACCATATGAATATTTTCAGTATGTGCTACAAAACTTTCAATAGATAATCTGTATTTATCTCCAAGTGCTATTTTTAATGGAATAATGGTATCACCAAATCCAGGTCCAATGACAAGGTGCGAATTTTTTGAGCAAAGACAATAATAACATTCATCCCTATCATCATATGATAATGCTATATTACCTTTAGAATATACATATGATCTATTTTTACAAATAATTGTTGTATCTTGTTTTGGTTTTATGTGAACATTGTGATAATAATCTCCTATAATTTTCGTGTCAACAAAAATGTCATACATTTATGATACTATACCTACAATGGGATTTATATTTATATTAAAATCATTTTTCGTTAAAGATGTCATTACATTACCATCAAGACGATTGACAAACGCATTCTTTTTATCTGATGCAGGAAGTTTACAAACATTTTCAACATTAGGAGAGTTTTGATATATTACATTGACATTTCCTGTCTTTCTAATAGGAATACTATCTCCTATCAATTTGTTTGTTTTCATATTTATATTTTTCTTGTCAACAGGAATATTTACACCTCCTGCATTTGGAGTATGACCAGCAGCAATTAGTTGTTGTTCTCTTGTTGGGTCTATTTCCATATTTTCATCTGCTTCTCTACTTACTTGTCTATGATCATTAATGGATTTTGCAATACCGATTTCTTCATTTTCCACAGTGAATTGTTTATGTGTATTCTTGAGTTCTACTTCGGATGTTGCATATCCTCCAAGAATACTATTTATAACACCACCAATGAATCCTAATTCATTATTACCCTTGATAGTTGTTTCTTTAATAGTTTTCTTTGCTACAACTTCTGGATCATACGTATGTACTTTGTAAACTGCTTTTCCGATGTTTCTTACAGTATCTATAACCGGCAATGTTTCTTTATTTGTAGTTTTTGCCTTATCGTCGTTTGCAAGGTATGAATTTTCATTTGCCGTTTTGACATTTAAATATGTACTATCGTGAACAAGAGTTTCTTTTACTGTTGTTTTAGCAATGTCATTTAAAGCAGAATATGTACCATCATGACCCGTAAGATTCAGAGTATCACTATCGTGTACTGTGGTTTCTTTCACAGTAGTTTTAAGAAGATCATTTGGATCATGAACTGTCAATTTATTTGGAATTTGCGCAACAGCATTACCTCCCTCTGATCTTGCTGAATCTACAAGATATTCTTTAGTAGAGTATTTCAAAACATCCATAACAGGACTAACAATAGCTTTAATTGTGCTTGTTACATTTGAAACAACAGTTTTTGTCTGAGTTTCTTGTCTCTCTGTATTATACACCATGATATTACTTTTACCGTGATCATCACTCACAGACATTCCTTTCAAAAATTCAAATTTCACAGGACCAGTGTATTCCTTGTGTGTATTTCTTCGATTTACTGCTTTAACAGCAAGTTCTGGTCTCAAAGAATTTTTTGTGATATATGAAGAAATACCAATGAGGTCGCTTAGTTTTTGAACATATGTTCTCTCTGGTTTATTTTTTTTCAAAGGATTAACAGTACCACGTTGTTCTGTTCCTTTTATAGGTGCTCTATAATCCATGGGAAAAAATCCTGTTTTTTGATTGATTTTTGATCTTAACTCGTTCATAACTCGAGGTCTTGCGTATTCTAATGAATTGTTTTGTTGAAAACCACCGCTACCTTTATTAGTATATCCTTGATTTAAACCTGGACCAACGCGAATAGATTCGAATGGTGTTACACTTTGTTGCATTTCAGATACAACTAATCGTCTTTTCAAAAAATCACTTTCGGATTTAGACCCATTAATATTGTGATATCCGGCAACGGGTTGACTAAAAGGTTCTATCTCTTTCTTTTGAATGTAAAATTTATCAACTCCTGTATTAAAATCCAATTTTTGTGTAAATTGTTCTACATTTGTGTTTTGTGTAATATTTCCTTTCAAAAAAGGTTGCATATTGTTATGATTGAAATCCTTTGTATTGATTTTTTCTCCAGTTAAAGACATTATATTATCTTCCTCATCGTCGCGAATTTCAGAAAATGTTGAAGCAGTTGTTGGTAATGAAATAACTCCTGTCTTTCCAGGGTTTTTAGATTTTTTATTTAATTCAATGCCTCTATCAAACCGATCCTTTTGAACAGTGTCTAAATATTTGGATTCGTATATGTTTTTCATCGATGGTTTATCACCTGGGTATAATTCCATCATTGGTTTCTCTAATCATTAAGGGATAAAAAATAGTATTATAAAAATACATATTGCTTTGTTATCGTGATATTTCAAAGCATTTGCAAAAATAATTAAATTTTTTGTAGTATTAATTCCAATATATTCTTAGGTGTGTCGTCACTAGAAAAAACAACATTTTTTCGACATTGTATTTTCTGTAAAATGTGAAATAACTGAGATAGTAATTCTTGAAAGTGAACTGGTTCAATTTTATCTAGAATTTCTATATTTTCCAAATCAAACTTTACAATTTTTTTACTTTGAATAATATACTGTTTCGAAAACAAGTTATATTTGAGCATATGATTTCTAACAAAACTGTTTTCAAAAAATACATTAGATATATTCAAATTATTTATTCTTATATTATGTACAAACAATAAATAAAACATACTAAGAACAATTTGATGGTATATTTCGTTATTTAAAAGAACTTCATAATCTTCTAAAGGAGGATAGTATTTACGAATCACTACAGATATATCTTCAAAATTTCCTTCTTTGTCACAAATGTCATAATTTTCATCACTTAGATATTTAAAGATATCTCCTTCATACTCAAAATAACATATTGGTGTTATAATATTTTGGTGTTTTATTTTTTTTAATATATCATAATCGTTTCTCATTGACATCTCGTCCCAAGAATTTACTTTAATAACATATCCTTCGAATTCGCGAGAAGTTGATAATAACAAATGTTTTTTATGATCAAAAAATCTTAAATCTGTATTATTTATTAAATCTCTCCATTTCGCAACAGGTATATGTACATTTTTTTTAAAAATCATATATTATAACAAATATAATATTTATTTATACCGACTTACATTTTACATTATAACCAAATGACCCATATGGGTTTCCTGGGGCAAATACATGTTGGGCATTTCCTTTTTGCCATTCGCTACCATCTGGATTAACTAAAGTACAATTAGGGAAAAATACATCTTGGTCTTGGGGTGTTTCAAAAATTGGTGTATGATTATCTTTTGCTACCATTCTATAGTTGACAGGAACTCTGTCAAAACCTTCGATTGCTCTTTCTTGTGGATCGTAGCACAACCATTCCCATCGATTAATACCGGTTCCTTTCAATGTACTGGCAGGATTAGACATTCTTGTATCTTCTCTTGGTGCCAAGCATGCTCTTGGATTTTCTTGACCATTAACTATACAGCCACTTGATGGTTTGTATGAACCAGGTGTATATTGGTCTGCGTTACACTTACTTTTTTTGTAGTTTATTCCTAAAAGTTCGCTCGAATCATCAACGGCAGTTTTCATAGAACATGTATTTGGTCCATATGATTGAAAACGTATAGATGGATCATTTGGTATAACTCTACAAGGAGAACAATCATTATAAGGAGTATTCAATGAATATAAACCTGGTCCGATAGTTCGTTTTAGTTTTTCAGTATAACTACAACTGTCTTGACTCAATCTTGTATCAGATGGTTGATTCATATCAATTCTTCTAATAAAATAATATATTTTTATATTAACATTTGTCGTAATTCATTTTAGGAGGAAGTGGGATACTTCTGTACATTATAGATTGACACACGGGAAGATGAAGCATAGAAGTATCTATTGGTGGTGTTTTGTCATTTTTGATAATACCGTCGTTAGTAGGAACATACATATTATCTCCACATTTTGAAACATATCTTGTTTGTCCTCTCAATTCGCTATCAAGATCTACTAAATTTCCTTTGATATGCGAAACAGAAGTTCCTCCAACAAATCCAAGTTGGTGTCTACATTTTGATTGATTTTCAAAATTTAAAGGAGACAAAACATATCCTAATGTACTGACATTATTTTGTAAGTTTTGTTTATAAGAACAAGTATCATACTTTGTTCTATTGAAACTCATTATCTAATAAATAAAGATACTTTTTTATGAAATCTTTTGATAGTGTTTATTGAATTTTACCTTATTTACATACGATCTTGTGTCTTCGCCACCCCTTCGCCACGATGGAACAATGTTGTCAGGGTTTTGAACATCTTTAATACAATCCAACATTGGCATAAATTGGTTTGTTGTCTGTTCCATAATTGATTTATTGCATTTTATTTCTTGACGAGAATCCATTCCACCAGATGTTACCGGTGTATATCGTGTATCACTTCCAGATAATACATCCAATTCTTTGTAAATATCGCCAGTTTTACCAGTCAATCTGGGACCACCGGCAAATGTTCTTGTAATTAATTGTATAGGGCATCTGTCTCTTGTCATTGATTCTTTATTAGCACGTAAAGAAGAATAAGAATCAATTAAATAATCGTCAGAAACACCATATCCATTTCGCGCATGTAGATTAACATGATCTAAAAGAAAATCAGGCATACTGCCGTATTCTTTTTCTTTTCTTGACGTGTCGTTATTATATAATGAGTATTGTTCAAGAATAGAATTATTTTTGTCTTTAGCATTCATCCAGCATGTATCTGAATTCAAATGAACATTCGCATTGTATGTTTTATCCATGTTCCTATCTTATTTTAATA